TAAACCCCATTCTACTGCTTCAGCGGCAGACAAGAAAGTATCAAACTTCATAGTTTCAAACATCTCTTCGTAGGTTTTACCTGCGGTATTGTGTTTTACGTAAAGCTCTGTTAGTCTTTGGTTAATGCGTTTTGATTCTTGTAGATGTCTAATGTTATCTTCCATCTCAAGTTCTTGAATGTGTACACTACCGCCTGTGCCGCGTGTACCTGAACTTACTCTGTGAATCATTGTGCGACTTTCTGGAAGCACGTAACGTTTACCTGGAGCACCGGCCATTGCTAAGAAACTGCCCATGCTAGCCGCTTGACCCATTACATAAGTTTTGACAGCAGGTTTTATAAACTGCATTGTATCGTAGATAGATAAGCCTGATGTAACACTACCTCCCGGTGAATTGATAAACAGTGAAATATCTTTGTCTGGACTTTCACTTTCTAAAAATAGTAGTTGTGCTACAATCAAGTTGGCCATATGATCTTCAACTGGCCCGTTAAGCATAATAATTCGTTCTTTGAGCAATCGACTATAAATGTCAAAGGCTCTTTCTCCTTGTGATGTACTTTCAATCACCATAGGTACTAATGGCATGTTAACTCCTCAAAATTCGTTTTCTTGTGTTCTAGTATCCAGTTCATTACATCTGTATTAGGTTGGAATCCTAGTTGCTTTAACTTACTAACATCGGCACACGTATTGTACTCCGGGCCTTTTCTGCCTGGACTAAACATAGTTGGGCAATCAAACAGCTCAGCTAGATCTAAAATACTAATGCTTTTTCCAGTACCAATATTGTAAGTACCTTCATTAGCAAGTTCTAACAATAATAGCACAGCATCCACTGAGTCGTCAACTGAAATAAAATCCCTTTTTTGCTGACCGTTTCCTTCTATAGTAAGAGGCTTGTTGTTTTTGTAAGCATGGATAAACTTTCCTATGACCAAAGCGTTGTTTACTAAAGGCATAGTTTCGCCATACATAGTAAAAGGTCTAGCAATTAAAAGTTTTGTTTTATCAGCAAACATTTTAAGACTGTGTTCCGCAGACATCTTGCTTAGAGCATATGGGTTAGTCGGACACAACTGGTGATCTTCACTTTGATATTCTTCACCATTATTACCATAGACGCTACTGCTACTAAAGTATAAGAATTTTTCAACTCCTGCCTTTTGGCAAGTAATAAAAAAGTTTGTCGTGTCAATTAAATTGTTTGTATAATAATGCGCAGGTTCTTTCCAACTAGGCATTATTCTAGCAGAGTTTGCTAGATGTACGACATAGCGAACGTCTTTAAGATCCTTTTCTGATAGACTGCGATAGTTCTTTCCATCGACAAGATCTACTTCACGGATCTTAAATCCTGTAGGTTTAATTCTGGCAACTAGCTGTTGTCCAAAAAAACCTTTTGAGCCTGTTATTAAAATAGTATCTGACATAACACTAATTATTGTAACATCAAAAATAAATTTGTATATCTGAATCTTACCAAAACTGATTGACTTTATGATAAACAAGTGTTATATTATATAGACACTAATGAATTTGCTGGAGAAAACTGATTGTCAGAAGAACTGTTTAAAGAGTATCAAGAGCCATTTCAACACTGGACTGTTGACAATTTCCTGACGAATGAGTGCTTGGCTGAGCTAAAGCAGATTGAACATCGCAATGAACAAGCAGAGAAAGGCCGAAGAGTAAACAGTCATAGGTTATTTGTTCACAATATGCCAGAGAAAGCAGTGCCCTGTCTATGGGAACTACAGCGTGGGATATCTGACGGACCGTATCGTTTATTTTTTGAAAAAGTAACCGGACAAAGTTTTGAAGGAACGTTTCCTCGCATAGAAATTATAAGTGACTACGGAGAGTTTGAATTACAACCTCATCATGATCATTTGGAAAAGAAACTAAGTGCTATGATATATACCGATCACGAAGAACTGTACCCTGCTACAGTTTTAGGTGATGACTATCAAGTAGAAGCAAAAGATAATCGTTGTATGTTTTTTGTGCCAAGTAAAGATACATGGCACCATTATCCAAAAACAAACTTTACAAAAGTCCGAAGAGGGCTTATGATTAATTACTGGACCTATAAAGTGTAACGGAGAAGTAAAATGGGTGGTAAGAGTAATCAAACAAAATATGTAACTGAATTGCCTATTCTGTTTGCTTGTATTGCTAAAAGTGAAATTGGATCTGATTTTAATCAGCGTCCGCCGGATAACTATCTAGATCTTACAAAACTGGTTAATCCAGAAAAGAGCATAGTTGATATTAGAAAAGCAATACCTATTGCGTGTGAGATGGGAACAAGAGAATTTGTTGCTAACTTTAATATAGCAAAAGAATACCTTGACAAAATTAATTCTTATTGCGTAAAAAACAATTATCCTTTGCCTAGTGTGTTTGATTGGCAGGCAGATGATAACAATAACGACAACGACAGTCCAGCAGATGTATTGTTTGTAGGACATCCGTTAGGCGGAGTAAGTGTAAAAGCAGGCGCACCTAATCTGTTTAATCTTGGAACAAAAGATCTAAACTTAGGAAATGCTCATGGCAGTGATTTGTTTGAACATCTAGCACCAGTCGAGTTTGCCACACTAATGAAAGCAGTTAAAAAGTGCGTAGTTAATTCTATCCCTAGTGTTGGTGATGTATGGACTGATCCTACTCGCAAAGAACATGACTTAGGCAAGTATGCTATTGAACGTGTATCAGAAGACGAAATTGAACTTCGATATGGAAAGGGTAGTGTTCGTACAACAGAATCTAATCTGTTCCATAACATTTTTATGACCCAAAAAGGAATGATAAAAAAGATAGCCAAACGTGCTAACAGAGTTTTTGGTGATTTTTATCAACAGCACAAAGACCAATTTGTTCAAGAGCGTGACAACTTGTATGCTGTAATTAAGCCCAAGTTAATTGATGTTTTTGTTGATACTGTAACAACAGACAAAAAGAAACTTAGCCAACTAGGCGGTTTTACAGAACGGGCATACTTTTATGTTGACTTTGGAAAGAAATCAGTGTATTATGTACCTAGTATTAATGATGTTAAAGAAAATATACAAGTTGATATCGCAAACAAAGATGGCACATTTGGAGCAGGACTTGACCTGTTATGCGAAATTAAAACAAAGCCAGAAAGCAGTCCTACAACAGTAGAATGGCACATACGTTATCACACAGGAACATTTGCTGGCCCTCCACAGAATATGATACAAGGTTTAAAGAACAAAGAAAATATATGGCAGACGATCTAAAACCAGTAAACTTACATTTAGATAGTGTAACAATTGAAGATATAGAAAATCATAAATTGATTACAACGGAAGAACTACAGCGTGACTTAGATAATCTAAACAGGTTCGCGGCAGAGTCTAACGAAAATAACTTTGCTGGAAATCCGTTCTTGTATCACTTTCAATTTAAAAACTTACTGAACTGTAAGCGTGAAAAAGGCAAAACTGTATATGATATTTGGAATGATAAAACTGAATGGGACAAACTTATAGAGCAAACCAAGATACGTAACAGAGGTGGAAGAACTGCCGCCGGTAATGTATACGAATGCTTTAGAATTAACCTGGGCAGTATTGTTATGTTCAAGAGTACCACTGCCAAATATCTGTATAAAAAATACAATGCTAAAAGTGTACTAGATCCTACAGCAGGTTGGGGAGGTCGTATGCTAGGTGCTTGGAGTTTAGGTATTGACTACACAGGTATTGACACCAATACTAATATGAAATCTGCGTATGATAAGATGATAAAGTTTTTAGATGCTGAAAGAAACTTTGGCAATGGATTGTTTGAAGAAGAGTCAACGTTTAAACTTGACATGATTTGGCAAAGCGCATTAGATGTTGACTTTTCTAAATTAAACTATGATTTTGTATTAACAAGTCCTCCATACGTTAATTTAGAATTGTATGAACACATGGAACCATGGCAAAGTGATAAGGCTTTTTATGAACAGTTCTTTATTCCACTGTGGTCAAAGTGTGTTAATAATATTAAGAAAGGTGGCAACGTAGCATTTAATATAAGTCCGAAGATGTATGAAGATGCTATTGCTCACGGACTTAAACCGTGTGATGAAGAAGAAGATTTGAAACAACAGTTGGGGCAACAAACTGGAAAGAAGAAACAAGATAAAATTTATGTTTGGAAATGTTAAACTTGACAAAACCAAAATAAGGTTGTACTGTAATAATTACGCACTCGTAGTTCAGTTGGATAGAACATCCGGTTGCGGACCGGAAGGCCAGGAGTTCGAATCTCTTCGAGTGCGCCAAAAAGGAATAAAATGAATCACGATCCTTTAGATACAAATTTAGATAGATTCTTGGTAGAATGGATCAATGCTATCCATGTACAAAAAATTTGCCCTTACGCAAAGAACACTCTTGAAACAAACAAGATAGATGTTGTAAAAGTAAAAGACGCTGACCTATGGGACTTTTGGTCAGCAGTAAGCGAGCAATGTGAAAAATTTGACGGCACCTACGAAATGGTTGTAGTTGCTATGAACTCAAACATCGAACAAATAAACGAAGGACAACTACAAGGCGGAGTTGATAGCCTAAATAGTTCTTTGAATGTTCGTAACAAGGGCTTGTGGTTATTGGAAGGGAACACCGGAGGATTTACAATGGTACTCATCCAAGACATAAGAAAACTAGATGATGCTAGTAAAATGTTAGAACCTAAAGGTTACTATAAAACCTATCATCCATTTAGATATTGGAAACAAATTGAGTCACGTAGAAAACTCAGAAACAAACTAACAACATAGAAAGGCAAACAATGAAAAATATATCAATGATAGTAGTAGCACTCGTGCTTGTTGCGATAGTACACAATTACGAGGTAGAGGCAAAAGAAACAACAATTGATAATCCAATCGTCAATACTATTGAAACAGCAAAAGATAGAGCTGTTAACAATAAAGTAACTAACTTTATTAAAAAAGAATGGAACGAAACAAAAGAGTTTCAAAGAAACAGTTGGGCAGAAGGTCAACAGCAAGTTCAAAGAAACAAAGAACAGTTGACTAACTATTGGGATACTCTTGCTGAAGCATGGGTTTATTACTTTCAGCCAAAAGATCTTGTAGATCATAATACACATTCGGTAAATGATTAAAGCACTTTTAATTGTTGCTACGCTCACAGACCCAATTGGCTACGAGTCATTAGAGGTCTGTGATGAAGTGGCAAAACGGTTGAATAACGTACAAGGTCAGCGTGTTGCTATGTGTATACCTGCTGGAGTTACAAAACAGGACAGAATATTTGAAAAATTCCTGGAAATGATTACTAAATTACAGAAACAATCGGTTGACAAATCTGAGTAAGATGCTATAATAATAGCATAAACACACAGAAAGCAGAGGCATCGATGAGAAGACAACCAGAAATTATTATTCACGCATTAGAAACACACAACAGCAGACTTGATAAAGAAGAAATTCTTTACGGTGCTATGGAAGAAGGGCTTGACGAGTTCTTCGAAGGTGTATCAATGTGTTTAGATAAGTTGTATACTTTTGGTATTAAACAAGTTCCGGAAGCAACTGTAGATGGACAAGGTCTGTCTTGGCCTGTGTTTAAAGACCTAGCAGAAAAACTTCATACAAGACAACTAACAGGACATGCGGCACGTGATGCTGTAGAACTTACTATGAAGATCGCAACTAAACTTCAATGGAATGATTTTTATAGACGTATCCTTATTAAAGATCTACGTTGTGGTGTAAGTGAAAAGACTGTAAACAAAGTCGCAAAAAAACTAAAACTTGACAAGTATCAAGTTCCTGTGTTTGAATGTATGCTCGCACACGACGGCGCCAATCATGAATCAAAAATTACAGGTAAGAAACTTGTAGAGCCTAAACTGGACGGTGTGCGTTGTATTACTGTTGTGGATCATCTTAAGAAGACTGTAACACAGTTTACACGTAACGGCAAGGTACTTGAAAACTTTACGCACATCACGGAAGCTCTTGAAGAACATATCGATAACATTGGACGTTCGTATGTATTTGACGGAGAAGTAGTAAGCGACAACTTCCAATCGTTGATGAAGCAGGTACATCGTAAAGATAACGTTCAAGCTCAAGATGCTAAACTTATGTTGTTTGATATTATTCCTTTGAGTGAGTTTCAAGCAGGTAAAAGTGTATTAGGTCAAAAGCGCAGAACAGAACTGCTTAAAACATTTGACAAACTGTTTGAGGAGACGGGCTGTATAGGCATTGTTCCACAGAAACTGTTTGACCTAGATGTTATGACAGACGAAGTTGAATTTAAAGATTATAATAAACAAATGGTGGAAGAAGGCTTTGAAGGTATTATGATTAAAGATCCTGATGCCAAGTATGAATGTAAGCGTTCTACATCATGGCTAAAACAGAAACCTTTTATTGAGGTTTCATTGGAGGTAAAGAATGTGGAAGAGGGAACAGGCAGAAATGTTGGTAAACTTGGCGCATTCGTTTGTGAAGGACTTGATGACGGAAAGCAAATTGCTGTTAATGTTGGCAGTGGTTTTACTGATTCTAATAGGTCTGAGTTTTGGGATAGTCGAGATAGTATCCCAGGACAAATTGTAGAGGTACGAGCAGATGCTATTACACAAAATCAAGACGGTACTTACAGTTTACGTTTTCCACGTTTCTTAAGATTTCGTGGATTTAAAGCAGGCGAGAAAATTTAATGTGAAAACTCGTGTCCTACATGAATTCCTCATGGGGGATGTTGAAGATCCGGTGTTAATGGTTGCTGAGCCACTTTGTAAATGGGAAGCAACTGAACAAGGAAAATGGTGTCATAAACATGCTCACGACTTGACCTGGCACCTAAAACCAGATCATAATTATCTAGGACACAGAGTAGTAATTACTGGTGAAATCACTGAAGAAGATTACACAGTGTTTTTATTAAAGTTTGGAGATAAAGTATGAATGTATTGTTAGTAGGAGGAGGATCAAAGTTTGGTTTATCTTTTACAAAGTTTTTAAAATCAAAAGAACACACTGTTGATATTATCACTAGTAAATTACTACCTATATTTGGTGTAAAATCTTATAAGGTAAATTGGAATACTGTACAACAAAAAGACATCGAAAATATTGCTAATAAAATTAACAGTAATTCTAAAGTTTATGATGTAATACTGTTTAATCAAAACTCTTACACAGGTGTTGATCAAACAGTCTTTAAAGATAACAATCAATTGCCAAACATTAATAAATGGAATCAGGCATATTTTACACATTGCCAACTTCCTCTACTATTAATTAAAATGTTACAACCTAGCATTGGAAACGAAACAAAGATAGGTTGGATGTTGACAGGGATGATACATCAAGATCAGCCTGAACAATACAAACACGCACTGTATGGTGCTGCAAAATATACTAACCAAAGCATTATGAAAATGTTTACTGAGTTTAAACACAAAGGTATTTTCTTTGGAATAGATCCTATATGGTTAGACCCTTCCAAGGAAGATCAAGAATGTTCTGATATGCTTTCCGCAATTAACCGTGTTACACAATCTGGGTCTGTAATAACAAAGCACGGATCATTAAAGAAGTACTAAATTTATCTGTATAATTTTTCTTTGATGTGGTACTGGAGTCATGTGGTGCCAAGTTGATTCTGTGTTAAGCCAAAGTATGCCCTTGCCAGATGCTCCTTCTGCTTTATAATAAGATTTAGTAAACATCGAATCTTTTTTCTTTGTAAAGTGTGTTACAGATACGTTATCACTTATGTTTAACAAACCTGTAGCAAACCAAGTTCTTTGATCTAGATGACTGCCTAATTGAAAACCAGGCATGTCAATTACTGGCAACATTTGTAATTTTATACTACGAGCTATTTTTTCAACATCATGTGAAGCCCAGCGTTTCGGCATCTTGTTTTGCTGTTGATCCATGCTTATAAATTTTTCAACTATACTAGGAATAGAATCCTGTACAGTTTTATAAAAATTTTTGAACCCTTTAGACTCTCCATAAAAAAGTCTTCTAAGATTTTGATATGGATGCCCAAGCCCTTGCTCAGAAGGATCTGAAATCATTTCTCTTGAATAGACAGATTCAAGATCGCCTGTATCATATTCAAAGCCGATTATGGGAGGCTCATCTACAATGCTTTTTAGCTCAAGCATTATCGATACACCTTTTAAAAACTTTACGTATACTATCTACTAAATCACCCATCATAGCATCTGTGTGTAAAGGAGTAGGAGCAAGACGTAAACGTTCTGTTCCTACATCTACTGTAGGATAATTTATACTCTGTACATAAATGTTATAATCTTCTAGTAACATGTCGCTCATACGTTTACACAGTTTAGCATCACGCACCATAACAGGAACAATATGCGTTTCACTATCTGTGTGTACTTCGATGTTAATATCCTGTAACATTTCTTTTAATTTACTAGCACGTTCTTGATGTTGCCATCTAAGTTCATTGTGTTTTTTTAAATATTTTACTGCGGCCAGAGCACCAGCACATGTAACTGGACTCATACTTGTTGTAAAAATAAATCCACTAGCAATGCTTCTTATAGCATCAACAATCTCAGTGTCAGCGGCAATGTATCCTCCTTGAACGCCAAATGCTTTGCCAAGTGTTCCGTTAATAATATCAATATCGTTTTGTACACCTAGCTTCTCTGTCCAGCCTCCGCCAGTATCTCCGTATAACCCTACAGCATGAACTTCGTCTATGTATGTAATAGCTTGATATTCTTTGGCTAGTTTAATAATATCTTTTATCTTGCTAACGCTACCGTCCATGCTGTAGACACTTTCAAAAACAATACAAGGAGTTCCCTCAACTTGTTCTAGAGCTTGTCTGAGCGATTCCATATTGTTATGTTCAAAGATATGCTTAGGTCTACGACTATGACGCATACCTTGTATTAAACTAGCATGATTTTTAGAATCACTCACAAACTCAATGTCTTTGATTATTTGTGAAAGAGCAATAAGAGTCCATTCATTTGCCACGTAAGCAGATGAAAATAATAAACTGCTCTGTTTATTATGTAGACCTGCGAGCTCATATTCTAGAGCCACATGGTAATGACTTGTGCCAGCAATGTTTCTTGTACCACCGCTACCTGCTCCTGTTTGATCAAGTGCTGTTCGCATAGCATCAAGCACAACTTTATGCTGACCCATACCTAAATAGTCATTGCTACACCAATTAACAATCTTTTTAATGTTATATGGTCCGTACCATATAGCATTTGGATAAGACCCTGCTTCTCTCAGTATGTCGTTAAACACACGATATTTTCCAGTGTCCTTTAAATCTTGTATTAGTTCTTTAAAAGGTTCTTTTCTAATCATTGTTCACTACGCTAAATATACTTATTACTGAGCTTATTTAAAAGAAATTCAGACGTTGGGTGAACAATAATGACAAAACAAGCAGTTAACTTAGGTACAGGTGCTAATTCAAATAACGGAGACCCGTTACGTACCGCATTTACTAAAATCAATTCAAATTTTGATGAATTGTATGTGCTAATTGGCGCAGGTACAGGAAACATTACAGACGTAACAGCGCCAGCATTTAATCATAATAGACATAATAACGTAACAGTTACAGTAGACTCAGCAACAGATCAAATTATCTTAGATGCCCAACTTAGCTCAGTAATCAAAGATATTACAGGTTCAGTATTTGCTGACGATAGTACACTGCTTGTTAATGCTGTTGATGGTAATATCCCTGCTAGTGTTATTAGTGGAACATTGAATAACAATGTTTTAGGAGATCTAACAGGTAACACCAGTGGTGATCATTATGGTTCTGTATTTGGAGATGATTCAACACCACTAGTAGATAGTATTGATTCTAAAATTAATCTAGACGGAACTGTTAAAGGTAATATTA